GACCTGATGGTACAAGCTGGACTTGACTGGAAAGTTACATTAGAAAATGTATTTATTAAAGGTGAAACACAAGACGTTGAAGTACCAGATAGGTATGCAACAGTTAAGTACAATGGTGCTGGAGCTGAACCATTAGCAGTAGTAGGTTCACGATACAAAGTACTACAAAACAGTGAGATCTTCTCATGCCTTGACGACATCGTTAAGAATAGCGATGCACGTTACGGTGCAGCAGGAGAACTTAAAGGTGGCAATGTAGTGTGGGCAACCATTGAACTACCAGCTAACATTACAGTTGGTGATGATCCACATAATGCATATGTAATTGCACGTACATCACACGATGGTAGTATGCCATTCCAAATGACACCAGTTGTCAATCGTCTAAGCTGCACTAATCAAATCAATGCAGCCATGATGAGTGGTAAAGCTAAAGGTATTTACTACCGTGTTAAGCATAGTCCTAATAGCAGTATCAATGCAGATGATATTAGAAAAGCATTTAGAATTATGAATGAAGATGTTCAGAAGTATGCAACAGTATCTTCTTACTTACGTTCAATTGAATTCAGTAACGAAGAGTTCAAGAACTTTATCAAGCGAGTGTATGCATTACCTAGCAAGATTGAGTTCTCACCATATGAAATGCTTAGTGCAGGTGAACGTACAAGTAAGACAAGAGTAGAAAGAAATAGACTTAATGCATGGAACGTATGGATCGGTGAAACCGACACGCAACATAACATTAAGAACACCAAGTTCGGTGCATTCCAAGCTATCGTGGAAGCAACCGATCACTTTAGTAAAGACTATAGCAAGCAAGCAGGCAAGATGATTCTCGGCACAGACATAGCCGTAAAGTCACGTGCCCTACAACTATTAGGAGTAAGCAATGGGTCTTGATATGTACCTAAATGTAAGTGAACGTATTGCTCAATACGATTACCAACGAGTTGGAATGGATCTAGTTCGCACAGAAGATTCTAGATACAACAATGTTATCGAAGCTTCAGGTATCAAGGTTAAAGATGATATCGCATCATCAGTATCAGTTGAATGGACTGCTATTTATTGGCGTAAAGCTAACCAAATTCACGGATGGTTTGTAGAAACTTGTGGTGATGGAGTAGATGAGTGCCAGCGTATACCAGTAAGCAGAGATAGATTAGTTGAACTACATAGTATTTGTGGTCAATTAATTGACACAAGATCAACAGAGTTAGCTCACGAACTACTGCCACCAACACCAGGATTCTTCTTTGGTGGGTATGAGATTGATGAGTACTACTGGCGAGACGTTGAAGAAACACATCAACAACTAACAGAATTGCTTGATGAGATTACGCCAGAAAATTACTGGAACTACAGCATTGAGTACCAAGCATCATGGTAGAGTTACCAGAAGATCACTTTGCTATTACTGGATTTAGAGCTGATGTGCTTATGAGTTTAGATACATTAGAGTATCTACAAAAAATAAATACAGTTGTTATGGAAGGTGAGGCTATGTGGTTCAAAAGTTTAGTTACTTGTAAGTATGATCCATACACTGGAGATATATTTCCATACGAAGGAGATGAACTAAGTGTTCCAAATTAATTCATATGAGACAGCAGCATGTGATGGTATGGATACTAATTTCTTTTATCCAGTAGGAGAAGAAAATGAAGACAATGCATGGGCTAAAAGTAATGTTTATCCACAGCTGAGGAAAATCTGTGGAAACTGTGATGTTCTTGATAAGTGTAGAGATTGGGCTATTAAGCACGAAGAGTGGGGATTCTGGGGTGGTATGTCTGTGTATGAACGCCGTCAGTGGAGAAAGAAGTATAATATTAAACTAGAACAACCATGGACCTCAGGGTTCTTGAAAGGAATAAAGTAATGGAATGCTGCCAATTAGACATAGAAGAAGTATACAAGCTAGAAGATGAAGATGTCTGTGAGTCATGCTATGATCGTATCGAAGCACACATTGAAGACATGATGCTTAGTAGAGCTAAAGAAGACTTCTATGATAGGAATAAAAAATACCATGATAACTATTAACGGATACGAACTGCCAGCACACGTATCGTATTCAGCATTAACAACATATCTTGACTGTGGTTGGAAGTATTATCTAACCCGTGTCGAGAAACAAACTGAACAACCAACATGGTATCTATGTGGTGGTAGTGCAGTGCATACAGCAACAGAGATGTATGATAAAGAACTATTCGCAACAGAAGGTAGATGATGAACAAGTATTGGGAACAGGCTTGGGAAAGCCAGCGCAAAGAACAGTGGGCTAATACTGGAATTGACGAGTCAGAATGGAAAGCATCTGGTCGTGCTACTAAAGCTAATCCCAATAAAGAAGATGGTGATTGGTGGAACGTAGAAGGTTCTAAGATGGTTGACTCTTGGATTACTTGGCGTAATGGTACGCACCCATTAACTTTATGGGAAGTACAACCAGGAGTACCAGCTATTGAACTAGGACTTACACCTATCTGGAATGACATACCAGTGCAAATGCACATTGATAGAGTAATGATTAATCCAGATGGTGAACTTATAGTGGTAGATATTAAGACTGGTGTACGTACGCCATCATCTGATTTACAATTAGCTTTCTATGCTGCAGGTATGGAAGAAATGTTAGGCATTCGTCCACGTTACGGTACATACTGGATGGCTAGGACTGGTCAAACGGCAGAGCTAATTGACCTTGACTATTTTAGTAAAGAAGATATCATTGAAATCGTAAGCAAATTTGATCAAGCTCGTAAAGCAGAGCTGTTCATACCTAATCTTAATCATTGTATAATGTGTAATGTAAAAGATAAATGCAAGTACAAAGGAAAAGGATAAACAAGTGGAAAGTAATTACGTAGTAAACGTAAAGACAAAGGTAGGTACTATCATTACTGTTCGTGGTAACGATGCTACTGAGTTTGAAACTAACATCAATGCACTAATTGGTAACGGACTTAACAACAGTATTGCTGCAATGGAAGAGTTGTTTCTTGGAACGCAACCCAGTCAATCCAGTAACACAGGAGTCAATACAGTGGTTGCTGCGTTAGGTGGCACAGTCATTAGCGAGACACCAACGTTTGCACCAGTAGCACCGCCAACAGGTGGTGGAGTAGCAGTAGGTACAGCAACAAGAAGTTGTATTCATGGTAGCATGACCAAGCGAGAAGGAGTGGGACCATACGGACCTTACAAAGCTTTCATGTGTCCAACACCAAAGGGTACACCTGATCAGTGCAAAGCTATCTATCTAAAAGCTAACGACCCAGACTACGCTACGTTCTAGTCGCATAGGTTTGAGCGGGCAGCGTAGTGGGGAAGGCTACCTGCCCGTTCAATTATTATTGGGAGATAAATGAAAACATTAAGTAGAGCAGTAGGTCGTCCTGACATTGGTGGTGAGCCAATGCCTACAGTATTCAGGACATTCGATGCAAACCAGATTGTATTGAGACGAGCAGAAGTAAGCATGATTGCTGGTACACCAGGTGCTGGTAAGTCTACACTTGCTTTAGCTTTAGCATTACGTATGCAAGCACCAACGCTGTACTTATCAGCAGATACTAATGCACATACTATGGCTATGCGTTTGTATTCAATGATCACAGGAGTGTCACAAGGTGAAGCAGAAAAAATCATATCGGAAGATCCAATCAACTCTAGGAATAATCTTGCTCTTGCCAGCCATATTTATTGGAGCTTTGATTCTGCCCCTAGTCTTAGTGATATCGACGACGAGGTTACCGCGATTGAGGAGTTACTTGGAGAAGCACCTGCCTTAATTGTTATTGATAATTTGATGGATATCAGTATGGATGGCGGAGAAGAATTTAGTAACATGAGGTCAGCACTTAAAGAACTTAAGTACTTAGCAAGAGATACTAACGCCGCTATCTTGGTATTACACCATACTCAAGAAGGCTATGTCGGAGAGCCATGTCAACCAAGATCATCCTTACAAGGCAAGGTAGCACAGTTACCTGCGCTTATCCTTACCGTTGGACAGAGTGGCAATGGGTTGCTAGGTGTAGCTGCAGTCAAGAACAGATATGGTAGAGCAGACCAGACTGGTAAGACACCAGTATGGTTACAGTTTAATCCAGAGTATATGTTTATAGCTGACATGGAGGAAGCAAGATGAAAGGTGTAAACGGAATTTATGTTCGTGACAATCCCAATCCAAAACCAGAACTAACATTAGAAGAACTATATCAAAAAGCATTAGATGATATAGAATTTTTACGAGCAGCTAATGGTGGATTAAAAAGAGAATTAGCAATATCAAATGACATTAGACATAAACAACATCTAAAGATAATAGAGTTAGGAGAAGCAAGTGGAGCGTATTAATTGGGATCCCAATAACACACCAGACTATGACGACGACGATGAGTAAATTTGGTTGGTGTCTTGGTCACGAAGTAGAACAACAACACGAAAAATGCCCCAAAGAATTTACTAATAACGTAAGTAACTATACATTGAAATGTGATTGTGAATGCCATGAGCAAAAGTAAACAAAAAGGTACAGCTGCTGAGACAGCAGTGGTTAACTGGCTACTAAGTAAAGGACGTAAGCATGTCGAACGACGATCTCTTAACGGAGTCAATGATCGAGGTGACATTGCAGGTCTGCCTGGAGTTGTACTCGAAGTAAAGAACTGTGCAAAGATGGAACTATCTGCTTGGTTAAAAGAACTAGAAGTCGAAATGATTAACGATAAAGCAGATACAGGTGTAGTGATTCATAAGAAAAAAGGAACCCAAGATGTTGGGTTATGGTACGCAACCATGCCAGTAAGTGTATGGTTCAAACTAATAGAGGAAGCAGGATACTAATGTATACCGTGTATGTAGGTGGTACTGAAGTCAATGATTATCACATTGATGATTTAGCAGATGCAGAAAAGTGGGCAGAGTATTGGAAATCAATAGGGTACGATGACGTACAAATACAGGAAGTAGAGTACTAAAATGAACATAACATCATATTATGGAAGAACAAAAATAATTAACTTTGGAAGATTTAATATTCATATTGAAAGAGATATGACCGAAGTATCAATTGGATTTTATGCACACATTGAAAGATATGATTCAGCATGGTTTGGAATTAAGATTCCATTCTTTACATTTGAATTTAGCTGGGATATGTTTGATGAAAAGCATGCACCAAGATACGTATTAAATATTCCAGATGAATTAAAGTCAGCGTTGCAAGAAATGGAACTACAAAAACTAATAGAAGAAAGTCGAAACTAATGGAATGTCCACCTATTGCTGCAATCATAGAGCACTATGGTGGCAGACTTAAAAGAGACTATGGCAGTTGGCAAAAGATTAAATGTCCATTTCATAGCGATAATCATGCATCAGCTGGTGTATCTGTAACAGAAAATATTTTTGTATGTCATGGTTGTGGAGTAAAAGGAAATGCATTTAATGTAATCAAACTACATGAAGGAGTTAAGTACGGTGAAGCTATCAAGATCGCAGAAGGTATTACTGGAGAAAGCTACCAGTCATTACGAGGAGTACCTGCCCTTGGCAGAAGAGTATCTAGCACAGCGAGGAATAAGTCTAGAAACAGCACAAAGGATTCGATTAGGAGTCGTCGTTGATCCACTCGCTGGTCAAGAACAATTTATAAATAGATTAGCTATACCGTATTTGACACCAACTGGTGCAGTAGATATAAGATTTAGATCAATGGGACCAGAAGAACCTAAGTACATGGGTATGCCAGGAACTTCAACCAGACTATACAATGTAAATGCCCTGCATACAGCAGGTAATTTTATCGCAGTATGCGAAGGAGAAATAGATGCTATCACTCTTAGTTATTCTTGCAACATTCCTGCTGTGGGTGTTCCTGGAGCTAATGCTTGGAAACGGCACTACGGACGTTTACTGGCAGACTTTGAAACTATCTATGTTTTTGCTGACGGTGATCAGCCTGGCTCTGATTTTGCAAAGAGTCTAAGTAAAGAGTTTAATAGTGTTATCATTATGCAGATGCCAGATGGAGAGGACGTTAACTCAATGTTCTTACGTAATGGATCTGGTTACTTCACAGAAAAGATTGCAGCATGAAAAAGTCAGTTAAGCAAGAAGAGTTTGATAAGTTTAGACGTGGAGTTAATGTATCTATAGATGTTATTAATAAAAAACTAGCTGTAGAAAAGTATAAAGAACATGAAGCAGTATCTAGAGGAGAGTTAATCTCACAAGTAAAGTTAGCTAATGCTAAGTTTGATGCAATAGAACAAGCAATTGATCTTATCTTTAGTGTACTTGAATCACATGACTTAAACATAAAGACTTGTACGCACTGTAAGCAACCACTACCAAAGGCTAACAATGACAACTAAAGAATACCAAAGAAGTGACCTATGGGAATTAGAAGAGTATGAAAAAAGAGTAAAGGAATATAACAATGCAAGACTTCACCGAACAAGAAATAAACCACATCTTCCAAGCACTGATCAACATGGGACTTCAAGTAACGGACGTGAAGTACTCGAACGGATTGACGCTTACATTAAAACGACCAGTACTAAAATGAAACGACCATTAGATTTTGAAGCTGCGATCATAGCTCGCAAAGCTATTGACCTAATGGTTAAGAAGCATAACGATTATGGACCAAGTAATATTTCAGATGCACCAGGTGGTGCGTTGAATGGACTAAGTGTAAGACTACATGACAAAGTAGCAAGACTAAACAATCTATTATCAAATGAAAAAGAACCAGAAAACGAAAGTATTCAAGATACATTTATTGATATTCTCAACTATGCCATCATTGCTTTATTAGTAATAGATGGTAAATGGGACTCTACTAAGTAGGTAAATATGAAAACAGTTATAGTGATTCCAGATATGCAAGTTCCTTACCATGATCCACGAGCAGTACGTGCAGTGCAAAACTTTGTAGGTGACTACCAACCAGATGAACTATACTGTGTTGGTGACGAAGCAGATAGTCCTGAACCATCAAGATGGAACAAAGGATTAGCTGGTGAGTTTGAAGGTACACTTCAGAGTGGACTAGATCGTACTGCTGCAATTATGAAAGAGTTTAAAAACAAACTAGGCGATAAGCCTTTCCATACCATGAGGAGTAACCACGGTGACCGCGTTGAGAACTATGTCAAAAGATATGCACCAGCCTTGGCAAGTCTGCGGGAATTGGAATACTCCAAGCTTTTACATTACGGCGAGAACGAAATTACCTATCACAATCAACTATGGGAGTTTGCGCCAGGATGGGTACTGGCACATGGAGATGAAGGCAACATCTCAAGGCAAGCTGGCGGGACAGCTCTGGCTCTTGCTCGCAAAATTGGGTCTTCAGTTATCTGTGGGCATACACATAGAGCGGGAATTCAACATGAGCACCAAGGTTACAACGGCAAAATTCACAGTCGTCTCTACGGAGTTGAAGTCGGACACCTTATGGATCTTAGCCAAGCGTCTTATCTAAATACTGGTAGTGCTAACTGGCAACAAGCATTTACCATTCTTTACATTCGTAGAGGTAACGTAACTCCTGTTGTTGTACCTATCAACGGACGATCATTTGTAGTTGAGGGTAAGACTTATGAGTTCTAATGGAGCCGTCTATGAGATGTATCATGCAATGGTTAAGCAAGTTAGTGCAGAGTTTAAGCGTAAGTATGCAATGGTTGAACGTGAAGACATTGAACAAGAACTATGGTTATGGTTTGCAGAACACCCTAACAAAGTAGAAGAGTGGTTAGCTTTACCTGATCAAAAAGATAAAGATAAACTATTTGCTAGATCACTACGTAATTCAGCATTAGATTACTGCATCAAAGAAAAAGCACATAAGTCTGGTTACAATCCAGAAGATAACTTCTGGTATAACAAACAGTTTATTAAGCTTATGATTCCAGCAGTACTTAGCGATGATTGGACTAAGTTTAATAACACACTAAGTAACATGGGTCGTACTAGTAAAGCACTAGCAGAATCAGGTGACTTCATGGCATTTAGTTCTGATGTCAAAGTTGCTTTCGATAAGTTAAATGACAGAGAGAAATCATTAGTTCATTTATTTTATGGTGAGCAAATAGATGGTGCTGAATTAAGAGATCGCATGGATGCTGACAAGTCACAGAAAGCAGTGATGATGGAAGCTAACAGAGCAGTCAACAAGATGGTCAAGATACTAGGTGGTAATCCACCAGTAAAAGATGAAGACTACCATAGTAATACATAGCACTAAATTTAATACTAAATTTAATACTAAATTTGTACAAGTTTTTGTACATAAAAATAACCCCTCTAAGGGTAGTAGGTACTAAGTTGGTACTTTACTACCCCAGAGGGGTTTTCGTGTCTCTACGTGGCTCTGAGAGCCAGCAATGGGTATTCTACCCACTGTTTATAGGACTTTAATTTGCCTTAATTTGTCGTCCATCAAGTACGATAGGTGCTGTACCATCATGGTCAATGAATAGACCAACTGGCATCTTGCCACCTGAGATGAACCCATGAGCTAGTGTTACCCAGATAGTCTTACCTGCCATACCTGGATGTACTGGATAAGAGAAGTGCCCAGTGTAATCTGCCTTGGCAGTTCCTGGGTAACGGCAGAAGCGGAAGCGGATAACGCTAGGCAGTCCACCACCTGGTAGTTCTACCTGTACGGTAGTCTCCCACATGTTGCGCTTCTGACGAGCAGAACCCTTCCAAGAAGTCTTACCATTTATACGCATTAAGACAGCCTTACCAGAAATAATAGACTGCTTGTCTTTATTAGATACTACTTTATCAATCATTATGCCTTCAACCATTTGTCTGGATTAACGTGCTTACTTGGATTCCAGTGACGGGAAGATAGAATCTGGAAGTGTAGATGTGGACCAGTGACATTACCTGTTGCTCCAGACCAACCTAAAAGTTGACCCTTCTTAACCTTTTGTCCTGGCTTTACTTTTACTTTAGATAGGTGACAGTAACCTGCCCACAATCCTGCTGAACCATCTTTGAATCTATCGTTGTCAACAATTACGTGAACCCCGAACGAACGACCCCAGCCTCTAAGGAACCTGTGTGTTCCTGAATGTATAACTTTTCCACTAACTGCTGCGTATACTGGCGTGCCTACCTTAGCACGACCATCAATGCCTTTGTGGATGCCACCACTTCTATACTTAGCACCGTACTTAAATGTAGTCTTCCATTCTTTAAGTGGATACATTAATCTAAATCTCCATGGTTACCGTAACGTAAATCATCTGGATTTAACCAGTTGATTATAACGGGTAATCCAGCAGTAATAGCAATTGCAAGTGCAGGATGTACATTAAGTACATCAGGGTTAGCTACAAACCAACCAAGAGCAGCAGCTAATCCAATCTTTATTGCAGAAGCAATAGGACTATTAGCTAACCATGTACCAAAATTATTCATTATAATTCCCTAACTGTTATCTTTAATACTCCACCAAAGCCACTACTATCTTTGTCTGGAGAAGATTCATTTGTAAATGTAATCTCTTCAATTACACCTTGATACTCTTCACCTGTGCGAAAGTCTTTAACATTAACAAACTTTCCTGTTGCTTCAATAGATTCTATTCGTGTTAAATATTCCATAGCTCTACCACTGTAACCAAATACAGAATTGTATTTATCCATTTCATTATCAAAACAAGACAATGGATATTGATACAAACGTTGACGACGCTGCGCTGGTGTAGCTTTAACTTGATAAGCTTCTAGCTTTGGAACGTTTTGATCTTCAGTTGAGTTATTAAGTACAAACTTAAATGAAACATATTCTTGTTTATTAGGTAGCGTAGAAATAAGTATATCTTGATTACTTAAACCTGCAGAAAGAATTGACAAAGAATTTTCAATACCATTTTCATCAATAGTGTAAACAGTAATAGTATCACCTTGACCAGTACTACATTGAACGTTAATGTACCTAAAGAACTTAGGCTCAATAATACCGTAACGAATTCTACCTGTTTCTAGCCAGCCACTTGAACGTTTCTGAGAAAGCTTTTCTGTTTTTATTTCTCCAGCTTCAGCACCTTCGTTAACTATAATATGTAAACGATCATCTGCATATAGAACTCCAGTACCATAAGAGTCTTGATCCGATTCATATTGCAAATCATATGCATAAGCAAATGTTCCATCTTCAAACTGTGAAGATAAATCAATACGAACTAAAACTGCATTGGCAACATCAGTTGTTACTAATGTTGATGGATTGGTGTAAGTTCCCATTACAGTTGTCGATGCATAAATGTAATTATCATTAGCCGTAAACCCAGTTACCCCAGGAATAGTGTTAGAATAAGTAACATTAGTATCACATTCAAATAACAATGGACCAAGAACCAATGAACCATTCTCTGCAACCTGAGCAATACGTATACCTTTATTGGTTCCAATAGCCATGTATCCTAAATAGAACTTCATAGCATTAACTTTTTCACCATAAGGCAATTGCGCTACTTGAATAGCAGCAGGAGGATATGGTGTTAAGTCTGTTTCATCAAAAGGTACTGCCCAAATTTCTGAATTAGTACCTGCATAACCAGCAGCATAAATAAAACGATTGCCACCTTCAATAACATTCCACACAAAGCTAGGATTTTCGTGAGACTTACTTAACGTTCCTGCAGGAAAGTTTGCAGTACCATCGTGATTAGTATTAACTAATGGATTAGCTAATGGAACCCAATAAAGTTTCCAAGCTTCACCAAACATTAAGTAACCTTTAACATACTTAATAGAATGTAGTCCAGCAGTTGAGTGCCTTGCTATTGTAATATCTTTTGCACCAGCTATAATATCTGTGCCATCAATATTACCAACATGGATAGCATTGGTGCATACAGCAAAGTAACGAGTACCATCTGAAGTAATAGATTTAAATGCTTCTCCAGAATGATCTGCATCAAGATCAGCTGTCCTGTCATCAACGGTTGCAATAGAATCACCATTAAGTGTAAGAACTTTTAAGTTTCCAGCACTATCTGCATTAATAATGTAATCATTATCAGCAGTAGCAATAATACCATTAGCACCAGTATAAGAATGAAACACAGTATTAAGTAACTTAATTTCACCAACAGTCCAAATATCAATACCACGACTATCTTTAAATTTATGGCTTACATTTTGATAGTCAATACCTGGTTCATAAAACATAATGCCAGCACCGTTGTGCCATGAGGTTTGTGATCGTAACCACCAACCAGTAAGTGACTGCTCACCTGGCTCAGTACTATTATCAAACTGTTCTTTTTTATATGGAGCTGTCTGACGTACATAAGGATCTTGATTATTAACTTTAAGAATAAAAGGAAGATCATCAATTACTACATCATAAGCAATGTCAGTTAATTCAAAAGTATCTTCGGTTAATGGTAACGATATATCATACGGAACACTTTCTGAAATATCATACGTTGGCATTTAGTATCCTTAGTGCTTGATGATGAAGTTAACAACAGTTGATGGTTGTACTGCAGTTACAGCGGTTGGTGATGCAGTTCCATAATTTCCAGATGAACCAGTGTGGTCAGTAACACCACCACTAATCGTAATAGCAGGGTCTGTAGAGCCAGAAGGAATAGTTCCTGTACTTGATGCACCACCATCTGAAGGACCAGCAACACGTGTTACAGTTCCAGAATTTAAAGCGTGGTCATGGTCATTAGTTCCATCGCTTTGATAACCAATAGTGTGAGTATGTCCTGCCTGGTTTGCGGAGATATTGTCTGCGTGACCATGATCAATCGTATGACTATGCTGTGGAATATGACTTGATGTAAGAGTTGTAGACTCACTACCAATTTCAGCACCAAGAGTACGTGCTGTTAATCCAGTACCTGTACCTGCACCCATAGGTACACGACCCAATAGGTCTGGAACATTGAAAGTAGTAGAGCCATCGCCACTACCATAAGTAATACCAATTACTGAAAACAATGAAGCATATGTTGTTCTGCTTACTGCATTACCATTACATAGCAACCAACCACTTGGTGCAGACGAACCAGCAAACATAGTCATAGAACCGACTGGAGACAAACCACCAGAACCAAATGTAGGAGTATTAATTGTAGGACTTGTTAAAGTTTTATTGGTTAATGTTTCAGTACCAGCAATAGTAGCAAAGTCAGCATCGCTTATTGCTGTATTAAACTGTGCCTTTGTTCCAGTTACTGTATTGTTAGCAAGATTAATTGTTTTATTCGTAAGTGTTTGTGTGTTATCTACACTAACTACAGAACTAGTAACACCACTAAGATAATTAATTTCTGCTGTGCTTACAGTTGCTCCATCAAGCTTATTTAATTCTGTTGACGTTGCAGTAAGATTAACATTTTCATTAACTCTTGGTGTAGTTAAAGTTTTATTAGTAAGAGTTTGTGTTTTAGCTGTACCAACTACATCACCCTGACCAGCAGTAAGACCGTGAACTAAACTTGAGTCGTCAATATGATCGTGAGCTAATTGCAAGTCACTTCCAACAATCATGTGCTTTACAGTTTGACCAGATGTATGAGCTTTTGCTGTAGCATTATCTTCAATTGCACGTTGAACTTTAAGAGTTGGTGCGGTTACATCAGATTGATCAAGAGTTACAAGTATCGCTTCTTCACTAGCCGTATCTGGATTAAGTACAAGAACATATGGTGGACTAGGTAAACCAGTTACATTGTTTAATGTAATCTGTGTTGCATCAATTGTAACGTCTGATGCTAAAGTTTTTGGTTCAGCAATGGATGAATAATTACGTGCCATGATTTACCTATCTTGTGAATCTAGTGCGAATTGGATTACGATCATTAAGTTTTCTGCTTTCTTCTGCAAGTCGCTTTTCGTAAAGAGCAAGAAGGTACTTAGAAGTATTTGTACCTGCACCATATGCACGACCTGCAATCTGTGATTGCTGATCAGATTCAGCAGAACCAAAAGTCAAACGACCTGGATCTACAAACGAAGCTAGTCGTGCAGAAGCACCAAGAACAATTACATCTTTACAAGATGATGGTAAACCAGTTACAGTTTCAAAATCATCATCATCAGTATCCATTACAGTAGGCGCAGCACTGTAAGAAACTTGTACAGTACGACCTGGCTCAACGCCAGAGTAAATGCTTATGCTATTTCTAGAATTAAAAGTATCAACATTAGCTGAAGCATCAACCCTGTAACTCCGAATAGGTAACCACTCTTTAGAAGGACCAGTAGTTTCAAATGAAACAGAGTGAACGTTTTCAACTTCATTTGGTAATGCGTAAGTAGTTTTAGCAGGAGAGTAAGAGAATGTATGTGTAGCAATTGTGTACAAATCTGGGAAGGTAGCTTCAAGAGTTTCATTAATTGCTCCCTTAATGTCTACAGTAGGGAATGTAGGAGAGATAATTACACGTGCACCATTCTGATGGGTAGCAGCAGATGTACCATTATACCCTCTACCGTAAGGAGGAATGCTAAGCACATTAGAGTTACGGTCATACGAGTCTACATAAATAAGTTCATCATCAATCTGAATTACACCACTTGAAATATTTTGTGTAGAAGCAACAGTAATACTGGTTGCCGTTGCATTAACGGCAGCAGTAAGATGTGTCTGACGATCTTGACGCAGTGTAAAACCTGCTAACTTACGTGATACCTCATCAGTCATTTGACCAAATGTTGCCATTATTTACCTTCCAACTTTTTAATATAGTCTGCAAACTTTTTAGCTTCTTGAGCAATCCTGCTTCTAGCTTCTGTATCTGCTGCAGGAGTATCTGACCATTGCTTTCTAAGTCTTTCTACTTCTGCTCTTGCTTTAGCAATCTTTCCTTGCCTTGTAAGCTTTGCGGTTTCTCCACCCTTACCAGGAACGGTTGATGGTCGATTTAGTTTTGTTGGCTTATCACTAAATGCTTCAGATAAATTAGTTTTTTCTGACTTTGTTCTTTGCTTTGCAAGATTACGTTTAGTAACTTCATCAGCAATGTTTTGTGCTTCTATTTGCTCTTCACGAGAAAGTATCTGTCGCGACCTTCTAAGCTCATCATTAATTCTGTCTATGATTTTTTTATTTCTTGCAGTTGATTGTTTAATTTTTGAGATTTCTTCTGGCTTTGCTGTTTTTAATTTAGTAGCATTTGTTGCATTAAATGCATTTAACTTTGATTTTTCAGCCAAAAGAGCAGCAGCTCTTTTTAAATTATGCTTAGCTAAATCATCATCAAATGAATAACTTTTTATAAGATCGTCTGGTATTTTTGTTTTTAATTTTACTGGTGCTCTTCCAGTGCGAGTAGGTCCTTTAGCCGTAGTTGTAATAGGTGTATCATCTACTACTTCATCAACAAAAGCTTTTAATTCACCAGGCTTAGCATTGTCGGCTAAACTTTCTTCATACCTAAGTAAGACATCTTTAGACTTAGGGTTAGCGGGCATTTCTTTTTCAACCTTGCGGAGTATTGCTTTGCCTTCTGCTGTATTAACAACCTTGCTTCTAAATTCTTTTTTAAGTTCTGGAAAATGAGTCTTAAAGTATTTTAAAATATCGGCAGGAACTGTACCCTTCTTTAATCTTTCATCTTTAAGTAATTTTCTAATAGCAAGATAAAGATAAGTTACTTCTTTAGCATCTAGTTCAGTTTTAGTTTTATTAAATGTACGAAGTGCAGCAACTGATGCTTTAATTTCATCATCAGTATATTCACCAGTTTTTCTCATGGCTATTGTGGCATAAGGAACTGGAGTTAAATCTTCAATATCTCCACCACGTACATAATCTTCTAATCTTTGCTTATGACTTTTAGCTGATTCCCCTGGCTTACGCTTAAGAAGTTTTGTTTCTTCTGTAGTTAATTGAGAAATCCGATAATCAATTTCATCTTGACTAAATTTAGTTTTATCATAATATTGAGAACCTTGAATTTCTTTTAATTTAGATTCGGCTAAAAGTTCTTCTTCAGTTACAGGTTTTCTTACAGGCTCTACGGGTTTAGCTGCTCTTTTACCACCACGCATTGCAATAGCATCTTCAGCAGCCTGAAAAGGATCTATGTCACGATCATAGTAATTATAATCTTCATCCGAAGTGCGACTGTACTTCTTTTCAACCATTCCTTTTTCAGCCTTAGCTGCTGGAGTAGGAACAGTTCGTTCTGTTACCTGATAAGGAGGAGTAGGTTCTCCCATGCCAGTACGACCTAAACGTTCAACTGGTTGATCAAACTCTCCACTAAAACGTTGCGTTGGTTTTTCAGGTATGTAGCCTTGACGCTTTATAGTAAGAGCATCATCTAAAGTTTTAGCTGCAGCTCGCTTAGCAGCAACAGACATTGTATTTTTTACTGCATCATCAGCAAGTGTTTTACTTGTTGTTTTAATTACAGCATTTAAGGCTTTACCACTTAACTGCATAATTTTAGCAGGAGCAATAAAAAAACTAGCAGCAGTTACACCTACAAGTGCAGCATCTCCCCAAGTTCCTTCGCCCTTGGAAATTTTTTTAATTGTCTCTGTTGCAAAAAGAAATTCACCAATTTCAGCTAAGTAACCCGCATTTTCAGGTGTTGCTGCCATGGTATTAATAGCCATTTATCTATACCTTGCCGTTTTCTTTGCAATAGTTTTTGGTTGTTTAACAAATTGTTTGCCAGCTTTAGTGCCTTTGCGTTTAGCGTCAGAAGTCTTTTTGTATTCTTCTTTGCTCAGTGCTTCTCTGGCTTTCTTAGGTAGGTAACGTTCACCAGTAGCCTTCTTGCCCTGTGTACTTGGCTTACCTGACTTAGTACCCCACTCTTCTTTAGTCCACTTTGATAGTGACTTCTGCTTAGAAGTCTTAGGACCTGAGTAACCACCACCAGCTTTTTTATATTCTTGTGCTAGTAGTTGTGCTTTACGAGCAGACCATTGACCAGGCTTACCTCCTTTGGAGCTAGCCATAATCTTTTTCTTTAATGCTTCTCGCTTAGCAGGATTGGTATAAGCCATTACCATTTAACCTTATCTGCCCAGTATGCAGCGGATAGTTTACCTTTTGAAATATTCTTTGCATGACGTGCTTTGAATGACCGTCTACGTGCAGCATAGGATGCTGACTCTCCTGATTTCTTAGGAGAGCCAGACACACCCTGCTGACCAAAACGAATAGTCTTAACCTGATCACCAACTTTAGCCACAACTACATGTGATTTCTTTGGATGGTTAGGTGTACGCTTTGGCTTGTTGTAGCCAGAAACACCAGCACGTGCTAGACGTGGATCCTTCTTGGCTACCATGATTACTTACCTCGTCGTGCTTGATTGTAACGACTACCAGCAGAAGACATAATTTTTGTTCCTTGTGCCTTCATCTTATTAGTTACACCCATTCTGGTAGCTTTGTGCTTAGCTGCTGTCTTCATTGCAGCTTTACCACTATTAGATGGACGATCAGTCATCTTATGCTTTGGACCAGATGCAGTCTTTCTATGCTTACCTGCAGCAGTCTTAGCATTAGCTACATCCTTCTTGTCCATTTTTGTCATACCACGAGCAGCTAAAGCAGCAACACCTACGCCAGCTGCAGCAGCACCTACCTGCTTTCCAACACTTGGAGCCTTTGGAGTTTTAGTAGTAGCATTTGGACCCTTAGGACGTGTATAACCTGGACCTTTACCCTGTGGTGGCTTTGGACGTGTGTAGCCTGGACCTTTACCTTTAGGACCAGAAGGAGTAGAAGGAGTAGCAGTTACACTACCTACACGAGCTTTACCATAAAAACGATTAAGTGCTTCACGCATTGCTGGATCATTCTTATATTTAGCAATAGCTTTTTCAGGAGTTTTTTCAGCACGTAGTTTATTTAGTTGTGCTTGAGTTACTTTAGTTGAGCTATCAAAGTTAGCTTTCTTCCAAGCTTCTTGCTTGGCTTTGCTCATTGAGTTCCAGCCCTTAGGCTTTGGCTTTGCCATAATTACTTACCTTTCTTGGTTGACTTAGGCATAGCAGGAACTGCTGGTACCTTTGGCATGTTGTAATTTACTTTGTCAATACCTTTAGCCGAACCTGGCATTGAAGGCATCTCATGTTGGTAGTTGATGTGGTTACATCCACAGGTAGCGCACATTAGTATGTACCTCCACCTAAAATCTTTTTGCTATTCTTCTTTTTCATAGCATCGTTAAATCCCTTTTCGTACGCTAAGCGTTCTTTGGTGATTTTAATATCACGAAGATTTCTTGGAGACTTAGGATTAGTTAACTTGTCTGACTTACGTGTTGCCGTTAACGCTTTGGCATTAACTTTTGGTTTCTTCTTACCTATTGCTGGTTTCTTAGAGGGCTGAGCCATATGCGTGTCCTGTCTTATTGCTTACATCTATTGCTTTTTGAATTTGAGCAGTAGAAGTTCCATCTGGTTGTATACCCTGAGCACGAGCATCACGGTAAGCTTTTAATTCGTTGTCCCATTTTTTATTAGTCCAACCGTTATCAACTAACTCACCATTAGCATCACCAGTTGACATCTGTATGTTAGAAGCTCTTAAGCAATCTCCCCAAGAGTCATGATCTTGAGTGGAACATCCAGTTCTACAAGCCATTAGTTAACTCTCAGACTACTTTTATTTATACTTACACCCTTGCAGCAGTCTGCGTAACTCTCACAGTCCTGTGTTGGGCACCCTGTTCTACAAGCCATTATTTTCCTATCCGCAATGTAGTGTTACTGGTACAACAAATGAACCATCTTCATAAGTTGCATAAGGTATTGTTGAAGTTACTTTAGCAATGGTACGTGAGCGCATAATGTCATCGCTCTGAACCTTGGCACAACCATTACCAGCAGAGTCTAGTAAATCCCCTACCTCTATGATTTCACCAGCCTGTATGCGACATAGCCAAGCACCAATGGAGGCAACCATTATATCGTTGACTCCACCTTCTTCATCGTCATAGCGTTGGAATACTCCGTATACCGCTTTTGATTCTGGTGTGTCACTTACTTTAACTTTTGCAAGTTGGTCATTAGGTTGAAGAACACCTTCTTCATCCCACCACTCACACATTTCATCAATGGTTTCAACTACAGTTCCAGGAAGAATATCTGGTCTAGTAATTCCCTTAAACTGTGACCAGTGCGCTCCACAAAAACTTCCATAAGTAGTGGTTGTTCCAGAAATTGAAATAGTACCCTCTGTGCTAGTTCCAGAGACAAGGGCTAAAACCCCACCGTCTTGAAGTCGTTGAGCGTAAAGAGCAATACCGCCCGAAGCCGTAGCAGTTGAAAAACTAGAAGTGCTAAAAAATCCTAAACCTTGGTTTGCTAAAGAACCAGATACTTTTCCTGCACTTCCAAGCGAGCCACCAGCAAGCACAGCCCCAGCGTTAAGGGTAGAACTTAAGTCAAGCGCACCCCCTAAAGTATGCGCTCCAGCAGCATCAACTTTAAGTTGATAGCCAGAAGTATTAGCGTTAGGTCTAATGTATACATCTCCACCAGCACTAGCACTGACATATGTTCCACCAGTACCAGAAATCATAAGGTACTCATTGCCAGTCATTCCGTTAGTGGCAAGACTTGTATAGGTACTACCACCAGTCCAACGGCGCATTACCATTCCACCGTCAGGACCATCAGAGTCTGCACGAATTATGCCAGAAGTAGTTAAATCACCTGTCATAGTATCGCCAGTTTTTTCTACATAAGCACTTAAGTCAGTAGTTTCACTAGCAACTTGCACCCAAGTAGCACCAGCATCTGGCGTAACATATGTTTTCTTAGCCATTATGACCTCACCCAAAATCCTTCAAAATAACTAGGGTTTGCTGTTAAGGTATTCAAACTTACTCCTGAATTTTGCCATGTAATAAGTTCTACATAATCTGTAGTTCCGTTTAAGTAAACTAGCCCGTTAACTTGTAATCCCATTGTGTTTGAACTGGAAGATGAGGACCTACCTGTTTGGTTAATACTGGTTGTTCCATTCTTCTGAATGGTTGCAAGTCGGTTGCCAGTAGCATTGAAGGCAAATTGCACAGTACCAGAAACAAAATACCACCCTGCTACTGTTGCGGTATAGCGACTTGTATCTGTTGCAACTGAATGACCGTTATCTGTGTCTAAATCTTCAGAGTCAAAAAGAAGTGCGGTGTTAGTTGCTGTTGCAATAGATTGCGCTGAAGATTGATAAAGTCTAAATGCTGTGGTTTCTCCAGCGGTTGGAACATCAGAGTCACTATCAACCCAAACAGTACCATTAGATACAGTTCCACTTGTAGGAGGAGATGCTTGGTAGTAAAATGTAGTATCACCAGTTTCTCCCTGTATACCCTGTGGACCCTGAGGTCCAACTTCTCCCTGTATTCCTTGAATACCCTGAATACCTTGCGGTCCTTGAGGACCTTCAGGTCCAGTATCACCTTGAATACCTTGGATGCCCTGAGGACCTTGAGGTCCTTCTGGTCCAGTTAAACCAGTATCTCCCTGAGGACCTTGTGGTCCTACTTCACCTTGGATACCTTGAATACCTTGAGGTCCCTGTGGACCTGTCTCACCCTGAATACCTTGAGGACCAGTATCACCCTGGATTCCCTGTGGTCCTTGTAGACCAGTCTCTCCTTGTATACCTTGGGGACCTGTATCTCCAGTGTCTCCCTTAGGTCCTTGAAGTCCTGTCTCTCCAATAGGTCCCTGAGGTCCTGTATCGCCTTGTAAGCCCTGTATACCTTGGATGCCTTGTTCACCCTGGGGACCCTGCGGTCCAGTCGCTCCTGTTGCTCCAGTCGCTCCTGTTGCCCCTGTGTCTCCTTGAGGACCTTGTATACCTTGTGGTCCTGCGTCACCCGTGTCACCCTTAACGCCTTGGATTCCTTGAGGTCCAGTTTCTCCAGTCGGACCTTGTACGCCTTGTGGACCCTGTGGACCAGTAGGTCCAGCTGGTCCTTGAGTTCCTTGTGGACCTTGAGCATTGTCAACAATGACTACAGTTTCCTGTGTAACTTCTTCACCAAGGATAATGTCAGTAACAGTCTCTTCAATAGTAACAGTAGTAGCGGTAACTTCTTCTTCAATAATGACTGTGTAGTCTGGCATTACTGTGTCACCTCTGCTGTTACAATAAAGCGACCCTCCAAGATACGTGTAACTTCATCACCAAGTGAAGTAAGTTCAATGTCATATACCCAACGACCAGCAGGTATATTAGCCATAGTAGCAGCAGAAACTGTTACAGAAACATGACCTGCAGATGTCATAGTTGCTGAAGTAATGTTAAGTAAAGTTGTACTTGAGGATGCAGAACGGCGAACTTGCATGGCAAAGGTGTAGCTTGATAAATCCCATGGAGTACCATCTGTCTCAACACGAAAGTTTAAATTAAACGTTGCACCTTGCTCAGCTACAATGTTGTACTTACCACTCATACTTCATCCTTAAGATGTAAATTAATATGCTCATCTAAACGCTTTTCAATCCTGTCAACTGCACGAGCTATGTCTGGAAGAGACCTACCACCATTAGCGGTAGGTTGAATAGGATATGTTTGTTCTTTAATAAAATGCTTAAGTGGATTAACTACAAACCATTTAACTAGTACGGTCAGGATACCTATACTTAATGATACAACTGTCAATAATTCTATTAGTGTCATAAGACAAACACCTCATAGCCAACCGCTTCAAGGGCATTCTTTTCATCTTCAGTGACAACATACTCATGTCCTCCAAGATAAATTAAGTCAGCATCAGCAAGATCATCTTGTGATGGAAAACGATCCTCATAAAACTCACCATCAACACGGTAAACAGTTACACCTTGTCTACGTGTATAGCGAGCAAATAACCAGTTTCCACCCATAGGTCCTTCATCGACTATTGGTGGTACAAATAGGTAAGACATTTAATCCCTTTCAGTACCTAACAACACCCCCACCCGAAGGTGGGGATGAAGTTAGAGACTGATTAGCTAGCGATGCTAGAACCAGACTCGATGCGGTATAGAGCTTCGTTGCGGTATACAGCGTGACCAAGAACGCCGTACCATCCAATTGGACGGTGACGCATCAAGCGGTCAACAACTGGACCAACAACTACGTGTGGCTCTTCTGCTACTGCTTCAGCAAGTGCTTGCTGTCCACAGATAAAGGTGCGGTATACCTTTGCAGAGGTGTCGCCATCTGTAGCAGTGTACAGACGAGGAGACTCAATAAAGTATGCACCTTCAAACTGACCAATTTCGCCAGCCCAGATTGCATCGTTGCTCTGGTACTCGTGTGGGTTACGCCACGAAGCAGCACCAGTTTGAGCACGAAGGTCGTGGGAAACTTCTGGGTGAATACCACACCAGTATAGTGAACCCTTACGACCATTAGCCTTGTTGCTACGCAACTTAGCTACAGCCTTACGAATTTCAGCTGCAGACATAGTATCTGCTGCAGTAACTTCGTTAGTAGCAGTAGCATCTCCACTGTACAGTACGTTAGTACCTGTAAGCAGTGCAGTCTGTGCTAGATCATCAATGCTATCAGCCATGTTGTATGCAATGATGTTAGCAACAGCTGGATCTACGTCTGCAAGAGACATAAGACCAAGCTTCTTGGTTACTAGAGTAGCGTTACCGTATTCCTTTAGGGTAATGGTAACGATATCTGGAGTACCAAGTGCTACTGCAGATGGATCGACTTCTTCAGATAGTTCTGAAGTAGCCTTTGCCAAGTCATTGTAGATCTGTAGAGCTACAGAAGAACCTGGCATGCTCTGACGAGCTGGTTTCTTGTCTGCTACTGAACGTAGCAATGGGGTTGAGCGTAGTTCAAATTCAATAAGACGATCGTACGCCTTCTGAACTAGACCAGCACCGTTTGATGGGGTGAAGGCACCAACGTTGTTAGCGGAAGCGTATGCGCCACCACCAAGACCACCATTAGTACCAGCAGAACCACCCGATAGACCTGTAAAAGCCATTTTAGTTTTCCTTTAGGGTTGGTTGATTATTACGAATCTGCGCCGTAAATCATTTCCATTAATTCATCGGCACTCTGAGCGTTGTTAATGCGTGAAAAAATATCATTAACATCGTCAGGAGAAAGAGCTGAATTTGTTACAGCATCAATCTGTTGCAGTGCAGATAGATTTTCTTGATCTATCATTTGCTGCTGTACTTGAGGCTGAACACCAAAGAGTTCTCCATTTTCATCTAACCATTTACTAATTAACTCTGCGTCACTAGCAACATCTGATGGAATAAATGTAGCAACCTTAGGATTAACTCCTCTTTCATTTAGAACGGAACTGACAACAGACTGACGCTGGAAGTTACGTAAACCTTCTAGTTCAGCTTCTAGTTCCTTGATACGCTTTGACTTAGCGCGATCAGCTTTACGTAGATTCTGTAATCCACTAGTCTGATCATCTTCTTCAAAGAAGTCATCGTCGTCTTCGTACCATTCATTGTTGTTACTCATCGTAACTATCTCCCTTATTCATTAGTTGAGCGCAGACCACAAAGTTATACGGGGAATATAACTTGGCTTCCACTACCAGTCTGTTACATCGTTGGGGCTGGTCGATCCAACGAGAGCTTTATATTTGTTTCTTTTTGCCTAGCGAACCAGAAGTAATACCACTGCTTCCAGCAAATTGTGCACGAGCTTGTGAAGCTAAACGCTTTGTACGCTTGCTAGTTTGACCAAGAAGGTTTTCTTGCTCAAGTTCTTGTTGCAAACCTTCAGTACTAGTTTCACCAAACATACGAGATGCTTGTTCGTAACCAGTTTTTTGTTCTGCAGTTTTAGATAGTCCAATTCTTGCTTCAGCGCGACCAATACCTTGACTTCCAAGAAAGTTTGCACCAAGAATAGACTTAACACCAGTTTCAGTTTCAGCTGCTTTAATGTCTGCAATATCAAGTTTACTCTTTAAGTAGTTAGCACCCTCATTACCAAGAACTAAACTATTAGCAATTTCGTTATCGCTAATACCTGGATAAAGTTTTCGCAACTCATTAACAAGTGGTGCATCATTAGAATCAACTGCATTTCTTACTCTTGTATAGGCATTTGCAAAACGATCCTGAACTTCTTTAATAGATACATCGTTAGCAATTAACGATGCAAAGTTATCGCGTGTAGCCAAGCCACCAGCTTGGTATGCTTTCATGGTTTCTGTATACTGACGTTCTTGAAAAAGGTATTCACCTTCGCTAAGAACAGACTTACCAGCAGCTAGGCGATCTGTATTACCCTTAAATCTTTGCTTGTATGTATCAGTCTGGCGAAGCTTTTCGGTAATAATACTTCCAGCATCTACGCCTTCTTCCTGTGCAATTTCAGTAATTACATCAGCAAGTTCTGGTAAACCACTATCACGAAATAACTGTCGCAGGATTTCCCATCCAGATAATTCTTCTGCCATTATCGTATTCCAAATCTAGTTAGAACATCATTTGCCAAAGAGTAAACCTTTTCTTTGTTCTTTGGAACATCTACCCATGCATCACTTTTACGCATTGTTTTTAACAATGATTGATTAGTAATTGGTCTACCCTTATCATCTGTAGCAAGCATTGCACTATTAACAAACTCGTTATCAAGTCCAACGTTGTCAAATTCTTCACCAAATTCTTTTGCAACAAGTTGGCGATAGCCAGCAGCTAGATCTTCAACGCTATTAAATGCATCTAACTTATCTGACCATGCAGAATACTGTTGCTTAGCAATATTTGTAACGTAATCTTTTGCTTTATCTACAGTAAAGTTTCCTGCAGCTACACCACGCACTTGATTTAATATCCAGTCTTCAGTTACTTGTACGTTATTCTTTTTAGCCCATTGACGAATACTATCTTCCGCATCACCAGCAACACCATATAAAGAACCAATTTTTTCTTCATCAGTTTGACCAATAAATGTGATGTAACCAGATAAAAAGTTCTTTAACTCTGATTCATTAAAACCATTTTGCAGATTGGTTTTAGCAACCATCTCTGCTTGTTCGTCAGTTAATGTAGCACCAAGTAATCCAGCAACATCTTGAACAGTAGCTTTATTTGCAGCTATTTGTGCAGCAAACTCTGCTGCTTGAGCAGGATCTTTAGATAAAGTATAGTATTTACGTTGCGCTTCGCTCTTAGTTTTATACCAGTCAAGTGCTTTAAGCTTGGTTGTAAATGTTTCTTGAGTCCATTCTCGACCATCTTTTTGTGCAGCCCAAGCTTCATTAAAAAGTGCTTCAAGTTTAGGATCAGATTTAATAATTGCAAGGGGAATGTCCCATGCAGTTGCTTGACTAGCAGCTGTAATCCAACCTTTATTATCATCCCAAGCTACATTTGTATCAGTTTTGCCATTTGCTAATTTAGGTTTGGCTGGCTTTATATAATAATTGCCTTGTTTTTTCCATGCTTTACCAGGCTTAGGTCGCGGTGATTTAATTTTTGTTGGCTTACCGTCTGTTGTACTAGTCGTAGTTTCAAAAATACTAATTTTGTCTGCCATGTTAACCTAATTCAATCGGATTATCTAAAGCTTCCATAAAGTAACTAAGATATTTTGTAGCTTTGTTGTACTGTTCGGCTTCTGGATTAGCCAATGCTTCATCACGCATCATTGACTGAATAATATCTCCACTTACTCCACCACTTCGAGTAATTCTTGTAGTATCGCCAGATTTAATACTTACTGATTTTTCTGGATTTTTATTTTCATAAGCTTGAAGTTTAGAAACAAACTCATTTAATTCTTCTTCAGTCGCACCACGACCAACAGTTTGCTGAAATAACTGATCAATCGCTACATCAAAATCTTCTGGCTTAAACTTTTGATGAGTAATAGTAGTTTGTCTACCACCACTACCACCACCAAATGATGTAGAACTATACATTCCACTCTTTGGTGCTTGTAAAAGAAATGCTTCAAACGACAAAATTTTAGGATTTGTAACGTTACCCTGTCCTGCAGCTTGCTCAATGTTATACATTGTTGCGTAAGTAAGAGCAGTTTCTAGTGCATCATAAAAATATGGATCAGGAGCATCGCCTAAAGCAATAGAATCTTTTCCTTTTATAGCATTAACGTAATATTCTTTTGCATCAAACTGTTTTTTTAATTCAGCAATACCACCAGGCTTTGCTTGAGCCTTTGCAATAATAGTATTTTTTGCTTCATCTATAGAAATAGGAGAACCAGGAGCAGCACCAAGAGTTGTAATTGTATTTGGTAAATACTTTCCAGTTGCATCACCAATGAGTGCAATTGCAATTGGAACTTCTGCTTGTTGATTCCATTGGTAACCACGAAGATCTGGGTTCCAAGAAAATCCTCCTGGACCAAAAGGATTACCTGCTGGAGTGTAGTTAATTTTAATTGGCTGATTTACTGTACCAGCACCCTTGCCCCAAGTGGTAAAATTATTTTCAGAAGTAATTTCATTTGGTTTAAGTGGCTTGCCTGGTCCTTGCCAACCTGGAGGATATACTGGAGCCATTTAATTTACCACTTTCTTAACAACATTTCTTGAAATTCCTGGTTGTGCATCGCGAGACTTAGCATTCATTAGTTTTAATAATCCATACTTGTAGTACTGCTCAAGAACTTTTGTTGTATCGGAATTAACAAGTTCTTGAATTTTTGCTTTAGCTTTTTCTTTTTCGATTCTTTTTAGATCTGATGCGCCAGAAGGATCTAGAGTATTAATGTAATTTGCATACTCCATAAACTCATTAAATATTTGATATGCCTGATTAATTTTATCTCTTGTTTCTGGTTTAACCGCAGAACCTTCAGAGTTGGCGTAGTTATAAGCAGATTGAACAAAATTAGAAGCATCTGAATTAGCTACATCGCCTTTAATGTAATCATCTAAACCAGGTACACCAAGCATTTTTTGTTCACGTAATTTTGTATAAGCATCTAATGCTGCCCTACGTAATTGTGTATTTGTAAACGGAATGTTGCGAAGGTCTTCTTCTTCTCTTTCACCAATGTTATAGTAATCATTAGCGTGTTCTTGAAGCATTACACTTTCGTAGTAATCCTCAATGTATTGAGATACACTCTTGTCACCTGGAATTTTATTTACAAGACCAGCAGCTACTGCCCACTTGTATGCACCAGGAGAAAATTCTCCAGTATTTGGAGCAAAAAGTAAAGCACCATTGCCATACTTTTCAATGTCATTCTTATTAGTAATAGCCCAGTCTTGCATTTCATTAGAGTACTTAACAAGAGGCTTAACGCCTTCTTGATTAGTGGAAACAAGATAAACAACCTTGCCAGGATTTTCACCAGCCCAAGTTGCATAGGCAAGTTCGTAAGGATCTTCTACGTCTGGATACTTAAGTTTAATTTCATCAAGTAATTCGTAGAAGCTTGCCTTCATGCTAACTACGCCATTTTCCTTTAGGTACTCTGGCAAATCTTTTGTATCTTTAGTTTGGACAGACATTGGAAGAATCATGCCAAGCAATGCACGAGTAACAATGATATTGTGTGCAGAAATTTTAACGTCAGCAAGATACTTACGCTTTGCTTCGTCTAAACCTGCTTTATCATTTGCATATTCAAGCGGATCAATTCCATAACCATTTGCTTGATTGTAAGCAAGTGCCTGAACATAAGCAGAAACTTCTTGCTGATCACGTTCATCTGGAGAAAGCATCTTCCAAATATTATTAACAAACTTTGGAACAATTGCACTACGAACAGTTACGTTGTCACCCATTGTTCCTAGTGTCCACTGATCTAAATCTTCAGCAGTGTTAGCAAGACCATCAAACTTTCCAAGCAAAGACTTAACAGCTAGTACAGAAAGAGAACCAGCAGGACCAGAAAGATACGGAACACCAGCATCAGTTTGGAATGATGGATTCATTGCAGTTATATTAAAGGTAATGTCATTAAATAATGGTTGACCAACACCTACTTTACCATCAGTTAACATGCGAAGAGTTCCATCTACTGCACCATAAATAACATCATCCATTGGAAGCACAGCATATTTTTCGCCATTTTGATCTTCGTGAACATCACCAAAAGCATTAAGTCCAGTAGACAATAAACGCATACGGTAAATTGTATCTAGCTTGTTTTCTTTAACTAGTCTAAATAAACGACGATGAAAATCTTCTACAGCACGATAAAAACGACCAACTGTTCGTACGTTGTAAGCAAAAACACTTCTGATTTCTGGATTATCAGCATACTTAAGAACTTGATTAGTTGCACGAGTCATTGCTCGGTCAGTGTAAAACCTAGTAGCAACTTCGTAACCTTGCTTCTTAGCCTTTTTTGGATCCATGCCCTGAGCAATTAAATCTTTAGTTATTTTTGCTGCGTACAAACCTTCGCTTACGGATTGCTCTTTACGGAATACCATGTAGTGAGCTTGGACAGAAGCGTTACGGTATAAGTCATCACTTGCACGACTCATCATTTCATACATGCGATCACCGTATTTACGGTAGTTAGCTTCAAGACCGTATTCAAAATCTAAATCAGAAATAATTTCTTCTTTAGGTCGATTATTTTTGACAAGACTTGAGTAACTTGGAATTTTAATATTGCCACTTGGATGCGTAAAGTCATTATTCTTATCCATTTGTTTAAGAATTTGTCTGTGATCTTTTACATAACCATTAATAAACGGTTGGAATACCTTAAGCAATTCTTCATTAAAGTTATTTCTATCGCCATGAAAACGAACATAAAGATCGGTGTAAAGATCTGTAATAAATCCTCTTGCTTTTTCTACATCTGGAAGTCCATCAAACTTTTCAAAGTGAGTTGAGGATTCAAGAAACTTCTTTACGTCTCCAACCTTCTTGTTATTGACTTGCCAGATTTTGCCATTAAATTCAAAACCAATTCCTTTTAAGAATTGATTAACGGCATTTTCAAAATCCTCTGCAGTTCTTAAACCGTTGTTAGCAATAAACAATCTTGCTGGATCAGCTTCAGCAACTGTCTTACCACCAAATTTAAAACCATCTTGAATAAAACCTGTAATAAAGTTATTGAACATGATTGTGTCAAGTTCAGCTTCAGATAAATCTTTTAGTCTGAGAATATCATACTTGCCAGTAGCAGCAGCATTCATTTCTTCTAAAGACTTATCATTATTGCTTTTTGAAATTACTCGATTATCTCCACGAACATTTTGGCGATTCATTGATGCATCAATAATTTTTATTGCACTTGAGTCAGCCATTGCTCCAGGATTGTAAAGTGCAAGATCTAACAAGTATTCACGTTCAGTAGGCGTAAGTTTTGATCCGTACTTACTATTTAAAGCTATTGTAAATAATTCTTTACGTGCTGCTCGTTCAGCTTCAAATGCATTTTCATAATCAGCAAAGTTTATTTGCTTATCTAAAAAGACGGCATCGCGTGTTGCTTGATCAATAGTTCTTATAGCACCAACATCTTTACCAGTTAACTTAGTAGCAGCAATTTGAAAAATGTTTTTTACTGCACCAGTTCCCTCTTTAGCTCCAGTGTATGCAGTAAATATATTGCCATACTTTTGGGCGCGAGCAAACTCGTGAATCATTCCTAGTTTTGCAGTTAATGCAAAGAAGAAGCCTTCATCAACAGCAGTTCGTACACCAAGTTGTGGATAAAGAGTTAAAAGGCTCCAGTGATCAATTAGGTCGCCAGTTACCTTACTGTTATAAACTCCACCAATAATTCTAGAAGCACTAGCTACGTTAAGTTCTTTCTTTAAACGAATCTGTTGTGAAGCAACAAATTCAGAAATTCTGCGGTAATCAAGAGAACCAATCATATCTTTCATTTGGCTAGGACCCAAAGGACCTAAGACATCAGTTGATAAATTTGTTACACCCCATTGATTTGGAGCTTCAAGTTTATCAGCAGCAGTGTAAGTAAAGTCTTTACCGTAGTGAAAATCAAGTTGCTTTTTAATAAATTCTTTACCGCCAGGCAAACCATGTACACCAGCACTACGCAAAATTAATTCATCAAGATTTCTTTTTAGAAAAATTCTTTCTTTTTGAGTAGAAGTTCTAAAGTGTTCAGCAAAAAGATGAGCAAGTGTTTTATCTTTAAAAGCTAAGTTAGCTTGTTGCCTAACAATATCAAGGGTATCTATTACTCGATCGTCAGAAACAAAAACACCTTTGCTACCAGGATGTAGCGATAATTGGTAACTAATTTGCTGACGTACTTTGTTAATGCCTTTACCAGCAGTTTCTTGAATTACTTTTTCAACTTCAGTAATATTTCCAGTTGATAAATCGTCAAGCAACTTTTGAGTTGAAGCTTCGTCCAATTTATCCCAATTAGGTTTTCCAACAAAAACTTCTCGTACTTTTTCTTTTGCACGTAATGTAAGTTCTCGACCTGGACGAGCTACAGCTGCAGCTTCTTTAGAAAATGAAGTTCCAGCAACTTTTCCAGAAATTAATCTTTCAAAGTTTTGGGGATCTTCATTTGTAAATTGACCCTTAAAGGAGTCATAATCAACTACTCCTTTTCTAGCCCATAAATCAATTTCTTCATCTGTGCCATGCAGTGCATAACGCCTAGAAATTTGATCTTTTAATTTAGCAGCAGTCTTTGCGTCTTTAGCATCCATTGCCTTGGCGTACTCGCCAATTTTTTCGCCATAACCTTTAAAGTATTTTACAACAGCTGGATCAGCAAAATGCTCAACAACATTGCGACTAGTCTTTAATGCTTGAGTTAACTTTTGCGCTTTACCAAGATTATTAAGTCCACCAGTTACATATGTTAGTGGATCACCAAAAATTTGAAATGCTAAATCAATAGCACCAGAACCAACTTTAAATAAAGTTTGATTTTCTTCCGCTTCAATACCTAGTGACTTGTTTATCCAACGAGCAACGTTCCGACCAGGAGACAAACGTGCGCGATCAAATTCATCCATAACACTTGTAATGGTGTCTGGTTCATTAAATACTTTGCTAACTGCTTCAAGCATAGCTCCATCGTTTGGACCCCAAGCATCAATAATTTCACCAGGTGTTGCACCTGCAAGTAAATGCATGGCAACAAAGCTTAACTCTTTGCCATGTTTATTAACTAGTTTTTCTGCTTCATTATTATCGTAGTTAAAATCACCATCAAAAGAAGTTTCAAAATTAGAACGAGTCCAAAAACTTTCGCGATTAATAACAGTTTCTTGAGCCATTCGATATGGAGTATTATACAAATCATAGTATTGCTCTGATGCTGCAAAGAAAAGTCGAAATGGAGACTTAAGATAATCTCCAATGGTTATACCATTATCTAAACCAAGAATTTTTCTTTTAGCTGGATCTTCAATAAGCATGTTACGGTTTGGCTTATTGGCGTAGTCAACTTTGTAGTATCCTTCAAGAATTGCTTGCCACTCTGGATCCATTTTATTAAAAGCTTCAGCAGCTTTTTTGTTATCCATAGCCATTAGCTTTTCGTGAGTACCTTTAACTTCAGCCCAGTTCTCAATAAGGTTACGTTCTTCACGAGTTAAATTTGTGCGAGCACCAGCAGCATAAAGTGCAGGACTAATTTCTCCAACACTAGGCTTTAGTGATCGTTTTACAGCAGCACTAGGATCGCTTATTGGTGGTCCACCAAATGGACTCTCTTGAGCAAATCTACTTTGCTGCTGATCAAATGGTCCAACAGTCACTATACAACGCCTCTTGCATTAAGATCGTTAAGAATCATTTCAATCTGACCAGTTGGATCGTTTTGTGCAAGCTTGCTTAATGTTTGTGTTGCACTAAAAGTACGAGCAGGAAGATTAAGAACTTCTGGTCCAGCACCAGGACCCATTGGATTACCAGTTGTAATTGGTTCGCTAGGTCGTTCAGTAGGAGAAAATAGTGAAGTAATTGGTGCTGGTGCAGGAACTGGTCGAGCCTTAGCCATAGGAGCAGCAGACATTAATTCTTGAGTAGCCTTACGATCACCGTAAACATTTGGATCACTAGCAACCATATCAGTACGCTGTGACAAAGCACCTGGTCCAGATACTGGCTTAGCTTGAGTCTTGGTGCGAACTGGTCGCTTACCACCTTGCTGTGCCATAACTAATCCTCTTCTTCTTCTTCAACAAAATCATTTTCTAATGCATGTTGAATTAATCCAGTTACATGCCATATTGGTGACTTGTCATCAAATATTGTGCTTGCCCACCATTGACCATCACCGTCAAAAAATTCTGCGGTAACAAAATACGTAGTGCAAAATGCACCATCTTGATGAAATGTTTTACCATACTCATCAAGTAGATCTTTTAACTTATTTCTAAATAATACTAAACGTTCTTCGTCTGTCATGCCCCGCCACCCAGACGAGCTAGAATACTAGCAACATCTGGTGGTGGTCCTGCTGGCTGACCCTCTGGTCCTGCAGGTGCAGGTTGAGACGGAGCACCTTGTTGCATTTCTTCAGGAGCTTCAGGTTGTTCAGGCATTCCTGGAGCTTCTTCTACTTCAGCTTCTTCTTTTTTGAAAATCTCAATTACTGCATCTTCAATTGCAGTACCCTTCTTTTTCATGTCAATTACCGTAGCAATTTTTTCAATGATCTCTGAAGGGTCGGATCCATTGGCTGCCATCTGTGGAATTGCTTGAGTTAAGGCTCCTATAGAACCAGCAAGAGCATCACGCATTCGCTCAACATCAATACGGTCTTTTTCCAGTCCAACGTTCATACTCCAAGGAAGTTCACTCATTACAAATTCACGTGACAACAGACCAGCTTGCAAAGCTTGCAACGAGAAGATAAGAGCACGTGATGGATCTAGTCCAGCCATAACACCATAGCGAACTTGAATGCTATAGTCGTTTTTAATGTCCTTAGATGGCAAGTAAGTAATTTCGTATGGTGCGCCTTGATAAACACCAGCCATCATCTTTTCTTGATTAAACAAAGTCTGGTCAATGTGAAAACAAAGTTCCATAACCTTTTGGAATGTTTCAGCAAGAATTTGCTGACCAGCTTTTACCTGTGAATCAAAACCACCAAGAAGTGCTTGAACTCCCGAACCAGTGATAATAGACGCATCAATGTTACCTGATCTTCCCTCTGGGTAACGAGCACCCATTCGCATTTCTTGCTCAAGCAATTGCTGTTCAGTAAATGCACCAGTAGGTAGTTCAAGAGCTACACGACGTACACCAGCAGGATTGTTTGTGCGGATAACGGAATCAGGACCAAAAGCAAATTCAGATACATCGTTAGGTAAAACCAATGGAGCTTGTACAGATTTTTCTGCAGCTTCCATAGCCAACATGCTAAAGCGAGCACGTGCAATCTGCGCCCATAGTACGTCATCAAACTGACCACGTGGGTCATCTAGATCAAGTCCTGGACGACGAGCAACTACAACTGAAAGCATTCCAATTGGATTTTTAGCCTTACGAAGAATTAAATTACCGCGTTGTGGCAAGAATAAAAGAACTTGATCTGCGTCTTCATAGCGCATTAATTCCATGTTGGTGTCAAGATCAGCCATATTGCGACCAAGATCGCCAAGAATTGCACGTTCGTATTCAGGGAAATCAACAATTAGTTCACGAATTGTCTTAATGTATTTCTTGGTAAAAGATACACAACGACCAAAACGATCAAACTCTGGGTATGAACCCATTGGATTTTCCACACGAATATGTGGCATCTTTGCATCAAAGTTAGCATCAACAAAGATTGGCAAGAAACCGTAGGTTAGATACCAGTCTGCACCTGTATACATTTGAGTCTGAAGATTAGAAAACTCAATGTAGTTATTGGCAATAATGGTTCGCTTGTCAGCAAACTTCTTTGCCTTATCAGAGTTAATGTTTGCAGTTGAGCAGTTAAATGAAGGAAGTGGAGCAAGTACTTCAGCAATGTCGCGAGCAGCAACATCAACAAAGTTAGCAATCATTGGGCGAGACATGCCCTCTGGGAACATATCTGGGTATACAGACTCCATGTTGCCACGACGAACAGCAGTAATGTCTGCCATTCTGAAGTCACGTTCTGCGTAGCGACGTGTAAGAGCTAATACCTTATTGGTAACTTGCTCGGTTGATAATGCCATTTAATTTCCTAGTATAGACCTGACAATGTTTCCATTGCCATTTCATCAAGATTTACAACACCTTGCATAGCAACGTTTCTTCTTGTTGCCCATCTGTTATTAGCATGAGCCGTTCTAAAATTACTTTGTTGAATTAATTCTTTGGCTCTGATCTCACAGAACCACAATGCCATAACGCAGTCAGTTGGTCCTTTAGTATCAGCTTTCCAGGTAATTAACTGGTTAACCAAAGCCTTAACGTGTTCATTAGAGTTATCAGGAAGCTCAATAAGGTTATCTTTATTAAACTTTCCATCTCGCATACTACCAAACAAAGATGACATGGCAGCTACACCAAAGTTAACGTCCCACTTATTCTTGCTGGTGAAGTGCTCTCGCAGTGCAGTTCCGCGACTAGCGAGCCACATTCGCAGCTGATCGTCAAGCGAGAAAGCTTTCTGATAAGCATTGATTTCAATCCGCAGTTCTTGCGGGTTATATGTCTCTACCCATTCCTTTATGAGGCTATCAATTTTTTGTGGGGTAGATTCAGCCATGTTGTGTACATCCAAGACGTACCGTTTTTGGGTTTCTCGGTTGACTGCATACACAACCATAGCGGTTTTGCCTGACATAGCAGGATCAAGCCCCATGATAATAAACCAAGAACCTTCATAACTTGGATGTCCAGGGGCGTTAAAGTTTAGTTTACCAGCCTTACGCATTCGGTTAATTGAACCGTTCACAACTGGAAGTGGGAATATCGCATCTTCCTCAACATCTTGCTGCTGGTAAACAAGTGCCCACGTGGAGGGACTGACTTCACTACGACGCTCAAACAGTCGCTTACCATCCCACTTTACAAAGTGCCCGTTTTCATCGGGGGTAAGTAATTCTGGATCATCAAACTCGTCAGCCCCATCCAGCGGTCTATCAGACCTAGCCCAGAGTGTCTTCCACTTCTCAGGCTTGTCGTCAAACTCAAGTACAGCTGGCATGGCTAGGTAAGTGAATGGGGACTTACCACCAGTCCAGTGTTCAGGATTTCTAATTTCTTTATATAGATCTACAGAGGAAACTCTAGTCCCAGCAATCAGCAAGGTCCCAGTCGAACCCACACGGGTAACAACCATCTTCTGCAACCAGTTGAGCTGCTTCTCCCATTCGTGCGCGTTTGTCGTTGAGACAATATCGTCCATGATGATTAGATCCGCACGAGTACCGTAGATCTGTTGTCCAATACCAAGAGCTTGAACCGTCGGGTCCTTCTCTCCTGATTCGCGTTCGAGATAAATTCTGTCTGCAGTCCATTGGTCTGCCGTCTCCTTGTAGCCCCCTGGGGGTCCATAGACCTGTTGCATCTTAAGCCACGGCTCTTCAGTCATGCGCTGCTTTAAAGAATACAGGAACTCTTTGGCGCGTGTCTGGGTCTGGGAAATGATAACAATCCGAATATTTGGATTTAGAGCAATTTTGTACATGGCGTAGTTAACCGTCATGGTGGTTGACTTGGCGTGTTCAGGTGGCACGTTAATCAATAGCCTACGGCGATTACCCTGCTCAAACGTCATGGAAGGGTGTTGCCACGTCGGGTCACGACCCTCAAGAACGTCAATCCAGTTTTGCTGATGAGGGAATACCTCGGTGTTCAAGAACTCTCGCGAGAACGTGGCAAAATCAATATTATGTTTATTCTCACCTAGTGAGGCAGCAATGGCATCGGATCCAAATTTAGAGGCTTCCTCAACCTGTGCCGCAAATTCCCCATCTAGGAGCCAAGATCTAAGGGCAGTCTTTTTCTTCCCCACAGCAGCAAGGGCGGAATCCATATCAATGCCCTGCTTGAGAAATGAAATAAACTTTCTCTGATCTTCAATTTGCCGAAGTCTGGTATGGTGTTGATCTCCAGCTTTAGCAGCCATAATAAACCTAATTATCCTAATAATACTATTAGTATTAATAATAGTAATAGTAAGCAACCCCTCCAAAGGGGGTTGCAATTAACTGGCAAGCCATAAGGCAGGCTTGCTAATATAATAACCTACACTATAACTAACCCTGTTACAGACGACTTGTAACGCTCTGTTACCAAATTGTTATCTAATTCACATAGATTGTTATAAACGAAACAAATAAATAATACTACGGGCAAACAACTAACTATAAATTATTAGAGAGTCTACAGTATTACACCACTACGCAGTTAATAACCGTAGGTCAAGATCTAAGCTATACAGACCACCTACGGGCTTAGAGTTCTTCAGTCTAGAGCAGTACAAATTGGAGCAGAGATAGTCCCCCTACCACTAGACTGACTACCCCTTCCCTATTAAATAAACTATTACATCGTTTTAAATCACTTGTTTGTTTGGTTGACTGTCTGCCTTACATACTTTCCCCCCTTGGCTGGCTTTTACTAATCTCTCTTTTTTTGCATTTTGTTGCCCACTGAACCGTTCCGTGGGTTGTTGCCTGTAGGAGGTTAAGATGCATTTCTATCTATATGAAGCCCTTGTTGGCTTGAGTCGCGTATCGTTCGCGAGTGAGAAGCAAGCACGCTGGAACGCAATCCAGCAGAAGGAAGCCAACCCAGAGTTAGGCTTTGTAACCGTTGTCGCGTTCGACCGCCAGTTGACCGACGAGGAACGAGTAGCGTACGAACCAGAAGTCGTGAGTGCCTGGTAGCAGTCGCATCGAGCGGGTCGGGGCGGGTAACCGCCTCGGCTCGCTCTCTTAAGTAATCGTTCGTAGTAAGACATCAGCTTACTAAGTAGATAACAAGCGACGGAAGGGTCAAGAAAGTCTTGATTACGCTTGGAGAGTGGGAGACACCGACTCTCTCTTCCAACCATCAAACGCTCTAGAAAGGAGCAAGACCGTGTTAGAAACCATCAATGGCTTTGACTTATTGCTAGTAATTGTAATTGTAGCTTTAGTGTTCAAGGCAATCAACCTCAATGATGAATGTAATTCATATGTGCGACAGATAGTAGAAGTATCTCAAGATAATCATTTCTTAAGGCTTGACATACAAACACTAAGTGCAGAGATAGATAGCTTAAACAGTGCACAACCATATCTAGCATCACCAGAATGTATGTACTGTTTAGGTATTGAAGAAATGGTAACAGGCAACGAATGTTACTGCAAAGTATTCTAGACACTTTGGTGACGACCACCTGCTTCGCGGGGTGGTCGTTGCTATGGTTTCTAGACGGAAGCCAGCCAGTCACAAAACAAGGAGTAGACAATGACTGATGCAGTGTATGATGACGACGAGAAGTTAGCTAGTATTCTCGACGTGCTAAAAGCAAGTGAACTATTTGGTATGGTAGTTTCCATCCAATCTAGGCTAGACCAAGACGAAGTAGAAGCAATCGAAGATAACTGGGTAGATGTTCAAGCTAAATATGGACATGATACTACTGACTATGTATTTGGTGATGTTGTACTTAATGGCATAGATGGATGGACAGTAACACCAGCTGCATCTACTATCTCTCTAGAGACAGAGCCAGTATCAGGTCACGACTGGGTATCTTCAGTAACTAACACTGGTCGTAAAATCTATGTAGTAACTGGAGTTAAAGCAGCTTGCGGTCTAAAAGAAGCTGATTGTATGGATAGTAAGTGTAGTCACATTCCATTGATTGAACTAGAAGATGAGATCCGCTATGAGTTCAAGCAAGATTGGAACTCTATAGCTGACCGACCATCAGAGAATTTCTTTATGGGACTACCAGGTCTGAGGTACATAGAAAGTGATCAGACTTATTACACTCGTCTCAATTCAGTATGTTCTAATTGTTTTATTTATACACCAACACGACTAGAAACCTGTCAGAATTGTGACAGAGTACTAGTAACAGTATGACTTGGGAGTAGGACATTACCGAAACCAAAACCTGCTACAGCCACGCAGGTAAAATAAAGGGGACACTCCTGAGCATGAGTATAAACTGCTCATTACTTATGACAGAAATCGCCACGCCCCTGCTTCGCGGGGGGCGTTGGCTCTCCAAAGGTAAAGGATAAAGGATGAATAACTCACTAACAGTGACAGGTAAGTTGAAGAACATCAAGGAGTTCGATCAGTACGGCTTGATGATAGTAGGTCAGCTAACTCAAAAGGTTGGCAATGAACGAGCTAAGTTCACCATTCCAGTAGCTTGCTTCGATGAAAGTGTAGCAGCAACTCTACGTGGATTACGTGAAATGCAAGACGGTCAAGGTTTTACACCAGTAGTGAATATCGTAGGTGAATTAGACACCAAGTTCGATACACGATTTGGAGTAGAAAATTCAGATCGTCGTGCGCCTTTAACTCGCATACTTATCAAGTCAGTAGAACTAGCAGATATCTAAATACAAGTAAAGGAAAAGTCAGAGTAGAAATTACTCTGACTTTTTCTTTATCTTAAATTGTAAGGAGACAAGTGATTACTAAGTTTGTAAGTACAACAGAACATACTAAGTGTAATCATGTTTATAGTCCAGAGTGTGACAGTTGTGGAGAAGACAACACATACAGATGGATTGTTTGTGCAAGATACAAGAAAGATTGTCCTGAATTCGCATGTATTAAATGCGGAGAAATAGAAACACTAACAGAGAAGAGAAGCAAGTGAGCACAACACAAGAGATTGACCTTGGCGCACTAACGCCAGAACATCTAAAGAATGTTCAAGAAGTATACAAGATCATGGCATTCTTACTAGACGGAGATGCCAACTATGAAGCACTAACAACAGAGCAGTACGAACTAATCAACACAGCTTGCACCGACATCAAGATTCGTGACGGTGTACTTAAATACTTTGCTGATGCACCATTCAATGTGCGAGTAGACATTATGAAATCATTTACAATCATCAGCCAAGTAATGGTTGACAGAGCAGATGATGATGGATGCAACTGTGATGCAGAAGTAATTGGTAATTCATCAATGTTACTTGCAGCATTCTTATTATGCCATGCAGGTATGCATGAAGACTTTGATGAAGATCGTGATCTTGATTACGAACTTAAATTAGTTGATGATTTACTACGTGAAGCAGAAGCACTAGGCTGCCAAGCTAGTCTATTAAAACTATTACAACTAGCACGTCGCCATGACGTACCACCAGTTGTATTCTATCAGTCACTAGTAGCAGTATCGTTCCACAAAGTAACAAATCCAACAGGACATTTGGATGGGTAAAAGAATACAAGTAATAACAAAAGGTCATAAAGAAATAAAACGAGAAAAAAGACAAACTCGTAAATTAAGGCAGACAAAATGATTAAGTCAGAAGCTGTATGCAATAGATGCAACACACCTGTTGAGTTTGAGCATGTGACACCAGGTTACTTTGCTTGGTGTCCGCATCACGATGAAGACCTATACAAATTCGAATGCAAGTTGGAGGTATGGAATGATTAAGACTAGCAGTGGTACTAAGTACTACACAGAAAAAGAAATGACTGACAAGATCAATGAAGTCATGGAAGATGGCTACAAAATTACCAATGCTATCTATGAAAAAGCTAGAGAGATGAATTGGTGTAGTGAGTATGATGACTGGGCTTATGAAGTAAATAAAAGTCTTAAGTTCTTTGAGATACCAGTTATGCGTAGAGAGTATGCAGTTACATACACATTGACACGCATTCAAGAAGTAGAAGTAACAGTACAAGTAACTGCACGTGATGAAGATGATGCAGAAGATCAAGCCGATGAAGCATACTGCCTAAGCGAATTGATTGAAAAAGCAGATGAAGATGAGTGGACAACAAAGAATGAAGAGATTGAAAAAGTAGAAGCACAGGAGATTTAATGAGCATCAAAGACGAGCCGTGGTTTAGCGACCCGTTCAAATGGTACGAAGACGAAAATTATCCAGAGATTGTAGGTATACAAGTAACAGATAAGGTAGCCCTTGATTTTCTTCAAGCGTTATACCAAATTTACAAGTTACTTGAGCGCAATGATAGAACAAAAGCTATGGAAGATGCCAAGCAACTAGCAATACTGCTACTAGCTGGAGCATTTGACTATGCTGAAGAAGCAATAGATGAATTAATTACAAAAGAAATGACAGACATAGATCTAGATGCTGCATTTGCAGAGATGATAGAGGAACAGAATGACTAGACGTAATCCATACACAGTAATTGGTACGCACTGTGAGTACGAAGTTAATACAGCACATGACCTAATGAAACAAGCAGGTCTTGACTGGCGAGTAGAGT